CTAAAAGGCAACGCCGTGAAGTTAGTTGATAGACTTGAGTTCAGTCATCTAAACTTTACTGCACAAAAGGCATGGAGCAAATAATGGCAACGAAATATGATATTAATGCTATTCTGAATGAATATAGTGATAATGATTTTGGATTCTCTGCTGTATCTGAAGAAGAATACAATGCTGTAATTGCAGAGAAGGATGAGACTGTTGAAGAATATAAAGCAAGATTGACGCAAGTAGAAAAACTTATTATGCCGTTCTTAACCAATCTCTTAAAGACTGCTGACAAACCATATATCAATTGGCCTAATCGTAGACCAATTCTTGAGTCACAAATTCAAAAGATTCTTACACTCACAAGAGGTTAAATGTTAAAGTTTTCTGAACATATTGCTGAACAAGAATTTGTTTCAAAAGCAGGTGCTGGTGAAGAAGGTAGACCAGAGTTAACAAAGAAATATAAAAAAGAGACTCCCGGTCAAACAGTCAAAGAAGATGCTGAACAATGCACTCTATATACATCACAGCAATTAAAAGACTTAGAAACTTTTGCCGACAGGCTTCTTAAAAAATATCAAGTAGACATTCAATTCACAAAACACTTTGCAGAAAGAATGAGTGATTCAAGAAATGTTCCTTGTATTAAGATTACCGAGTTGCAACAGTTCTTCAAAAAGATTGAGAAGAACAAAGCGGCTAAGATTAAAGCACATGGTGATGGGCAAGCAGTACTGGTAGACTTGCAAAAAGACTTGAATCTTCCTGTGGTTATTGATATAATGGGTGATTCGTTTGAAGTTAGAATGAAGACTATCATGCGAAAGAAAGATTTCAAAACAAGTGACGATAAAATTGCTGTAGAGTCATTTTTAGGATTTATAGATAAGTAATTAATTAAGTGAGGTTGTTATGCAAGATGTGGTTGTTGGTGCTATCACCAATTATGATTTCGACAAAATAAAGTATTGGGTAAACTCTCTTGACACCTGTGGGTTCACAGGCAAGAAAGTTATGCTTTGCTACAATATCTCTTTTGATGTTGTAGAAGAGTTAACTAAAAGAGGTTATATAATCATTGCTTTCACTCGCAATGATGAATTGAAAAGATTCGAGTACCGTGAAGAGTTCAACATCATGCTTGAACGATTCATGCATCTATGGTACTTTATGAGTCAACTCGAAGACCGTGCAGAATATCGCTATCTAATAGCAACAGATGTTCGTGATGTTGTCTTTCAAAGAAATCCATCAGAGTGGTTAGAAAAAAATATGGGCGACAAGACTATCAATGTCGCTTGTGAATCTATTCGTTACAGAGATGAGGCATGGGGTAAGAACAACCTCATTCAATCTTTTGGTCCATTAATCTACGAAGCAAACAAAAACAATCTCATCTACAATGCAGGAACTGTATCAGGTAGATTTGATACAATGATTGATTTGTTTTTGAATCTCTTCATGTCATGTTCAGGTTCACCACAGAATGTTCCTGGCGGTGGTGGTCCAGACCAAGCCGCACTGAATGTTTTGTTACAAACAAAAACATATCGTGATACGACTAGATTCACAAATTCTGAAGAAGGTTGGGCAGCCCAATTAGGAACAACTGCTGACCCAAGTAAGATTGAAGAATTCAGACCACATCTTTTTGAAGCTACACCAATTATGAAAGATGATGTAGTGTGTACTAGCACAGGTGAACCATTCTATCTTGTGCATCAGTATGACCGTGTTCCCGAATGGCGAAAAATTATTGAGAAGAAATATGGCTAAGTTATTATATGTTGTGCATCGTTATGCACCTTATCCTGGTGGTTCTGAAAACTATGTTCGAGACATGGCAGAAGAAACTCTATCTCGTGGACATGAAGTTTGGGTTCTATCAGGTGAACATCAAGGCGACTTGAATGGAGTGAAAGTTACTAGCGATGCTAGTATTCTAAATGATGCATGGGATTTGATTGTTGTTCATGGTGGTGATGTGACTGTTCAGAATTATGTTCTTTCACATGCCGTACGAATTACTTCACCTATTCTCTATCAATTGATTCTACCATCTGAATCACCAACATGTTTGAAAGCATTACAAGATTGTAAGTATCTTGGATGCTCAACTACAGCAGATTGGAAACACATCAGAAAACACAATATACTCAGAAAAGGTGTTGCTGTTCGACATGGTATTGATGAGAAGATTTCTATTGGTATGCAAGGCTTTCGTGAGAAGTATGGTATCAAAACAAAGAACATGTTTCTATCATGCGGTGGTTACTGGCCAAACAAAGCAATGCATGAATTAGTTGAAGTGTTTAACAATGCACAAGTTCCTGATACAACTCTCGTGCTGACTGGTTATGACAATCGTCATGGGTTGATGCCAAATGAATCTGAGTTTGTCAAACCTTTCCTAATCGATTCTCGTGCAGATGTTATGTCTGCAATTCGTGAAGCTGACTTGTATATTTTACATTCACACTCAGAAGGCTTTGGTTTAGTTCTTCTCGAATCAATGTTGAACAAAACACAATGGGTTGCTCGTAACATTGCTGGCGCTGAGACAATGAAAGACTTTGGTATGGTTTATGATACTGATGAACAATTGGTAAACATCCTCAAAACATTTAAAAGCGACAAAGAATTGATTGACAAATCTTATGAATATGTTACACTCAATAGATTGATTGTGAACACAGTTGATGATATTTTGAGGTGCATATGAATTTTACTTTCGGTATAACAACAGACTACAAAAATGAACAGAGACTAAATGAAGTCTGCGATTCTATTGCCGCACTCAATATACCTAACTATGAAATTCTAGTCATCGGTCAAGGTTTTCTTAATGATACTGCTAATGCAAAGCATATCTTCTTTGATGAGACTATAAAAGATAAATGGGTCACTCGCAAGAAAAACATTCTTGCACAAGAGGCTAAGTACGACAATGTTGTAATTTTTCACGACTACTACACTTTCGATAAAGATTGGTACACAAACTTCGTATCATTCGGTGAAGATTGGGATGTGTGTTCTAATGCACAGCAGTTGATTACTGGTAAGAGACATTTCACTGATTGGGTTTGTTGGGACTCTCGTATCTTTCCTCGTTACACATCATTGAGATATGATGATTGGGGTCATACTAAATTCATGTATCAGTCAGGTGGTTACATGATTGTGAAGAAAGATTTTATGAAGAAGTGCCCAATGAATGAAGAAATGACATGGGGTAGTGCTGAAGATGTTGAGTGGTCTCTTCGTATGAGAGAGATTGCTAATTGGAAGTGTAATGGTGCAAGTATAGTAAAACATAATAAGGTTCATCGTGATGCAGAATAGACTTGTAATTTTTGATTTAGATGGTGTGTTAATTGATTCGAGAGAGTTACACTATGATGCATTGAATGATGCACTTGCTAAGATTGGTCAAGAGTTTGTAATTACTCGTGAAGAACATCTAAGCACATATGATGGATTGAACACTACAAGAAAACTTGAGATGTTGTCTGAACGAAAAGGTTTAGATAGAAAATACTTCAATCAAATTTGGGAAGATAAGCAGACAGCAACATTTGGTTTGCTCAGAAAACTTCCAAAGAATCATACGGCTAGTTATCTGATTGCTCAGTTGAAAATGAAAGGTTGGAAGATTGCAGTTGCATCTAACAGCATTCGTGAAACTGTTCGTATTGCACTCGACACAATTGGTGTCTTAGGTGAAATTGATTACATCGTCAGCAATCAAGATGTTCGATTTGCAAAACCATTTCCAGAAATGTACTGGCGCTGTATGATTGGGCTGAATGCATTACCTAAGAATACAATCATCATTGAAGATAGTCACATAGGGCGCCAAGGTGCAATTGACTCTGGTGCAATTCTATATCCAGTTGAGAATGCTAGTGACTTGAGTGCATTAAAATTTATGCAAAGAGTTGAAGAGTTTGAAAATGAACATCAGAAAACAAATATTCCTTGGCGTGACAAAAAATTGAATGTATTAATACCAATGGCTGGCGCAGGTTCAAGATTTGCACAAGCAGGTTATACATTTCCTAAACCACTGATTGAAGTTCGTGGTAAACCTATGATTCAAGTTGTTGTTGATAATTTGAACATTGAGGCTAACTATATCTTTCTAGTTCAGAAAGAACACTATGAGAAATATAATCTCAAATACTTGCTTAACTTGATTGCACCAAACTGCACAATCGTTCAAGTTGATGGTATGACAGAAGGTGCCGCTTGCACTACACTTCTAGCAAAAGAATTTATCAACAATGATGAACCACTCATCATGGCAAACTCTGACCAATTTGTCGAATGGAATTCAAACGAATGCATGTATGCTTTCAAAGCAGATAACATCGATGGTGGTATTCTGACATTCGAAGCTACACATCCTAAATGGTCATATGCTAAGTTAGATGAAAATGGATTTGTTTCAGAAGTTGCAGAGAAGAAAGTAATTTCTAATCAAGCAACAGTTGGTGTTTACTACTGGAACAAAGGCTCTGATTATGTAAAGTATGCTGAACAAATGATTGAAAAAGACATTAGAACAAATGGTGAGTTCTATGTCTGCCCAGTATTCAATGAGGCGATTGGTGATGGTAAGAAGATTCGTGTTAAACAAATTCAAAAGATGTGGGGTATCGGCACACCAGAAGACTTGAATTATTTTTTAGATAATCATAAATGAAAGTTTGGAGATAATTATGCAAGTTTGGATTTTGACATTTAATAGACCACAGGCACTGAACAGACAGATTAACACTTTCGGTGCATCGACTGCTCACGACATTCATATATTTTCTAATCATCCTGAAGTTAGGTTGACTGAAGAAAATGCAAAGCGTGTTAAGAGTATCACTTACAATACTCTATCAGACCCTGAGGCTAATTCATATTGTGCTAGGTCTTGGAATAACATCTTCATCAAAGCATTCAAAGACAATGATGATGCAATGTTTGTACAAGATGATACCGCTATTCATCCTAACATTTCGAATCTAATTCGCAGAGACTGTGATAAGTATGATTTGATTTGGGGACCTGCTGGTGATACATTCTTTTATATGAAGAAGAAAGTCTTGGCTACAGTAGGTTGGTTCGATGAAAGATATCTCGGTTGCTATTGTGGTGATGCAGACTTTCTAAAAAGATGTTTCATGTTCTATGATAAATCTAAATTGTCTATTGCAGAAACTCACGATTGGGGTTTTGTTCACAATGACATTGGTATCAGAAGTTTAATTGCTACTGACATTGGTTCTAAAGCAATCGATGAAACATATGTAAATCAACATCACGAAATTGAAAACATCACTGGTGTTAGCACAAATTATATTCTCGACCATTCTCAAGGACACTTCAAAGCGAAGTGGCAGACTCCTGGCAACGGAATAAATGGTATCGGTCCGATTACTAATTATATGACGCCGCCAGCATTCCCTGAGATTGATTGGTATCCATGGTTCACAACAAAATATTTGAGAGGTTAATATGAAAGAAGAAGAGTTTTTACAAAATCAATCCGACTTTTGGAATCACATTTCTGATGGTTGGTCATTACAGAATAAAAATCCTGTAGTTGGATGGTATCACGAACATCAAGCATTCAAAGAATATGAGACTGAGTTGTTCAGAGGTCTTGATACAAAAGGTAAAGTAGCATTTGAATATGGTTGCGGTCCTGGTCGTAACATGATTCGTTTTAAAGATTGGTTCGATAGAGTCGATGGTTGTGACATTGCACCTGACTGTATTGATAAAGCAAAAATCAATCTTGAAGATGCTGGTATTACAATCCCAAATCTTTGGGCTAATGATGGTAAATCTATTCCGATGATTGCTGATGAAACATATGATGTTATCTTCAGTGTTATCTGTATGCAACATATCACATCACGAAATGTTCGTATCAATCTCTATAAAGAGTTTTTCCGTGCATTGAAACCAGGCGGTAGTTTCTGTTTTCAAATGGGATTTGGTTCAGGACATCCAAGGTCTGTTGATTACTTTCAAAGCGACTATGGTTCGTTTAGTGAAGTACATAACAAAGATACAAGAGTTGAAGATGTGAATGCATTACAGACTGATGTTTGCAGTGTAGGATTCAAAAACTTCTCACACACATTGACTGGTACTTGCCATGATGAGCATCCACAATGGATTTGGGTTCAGGTGCAAAAATGATGTTTATCTCCCATCGTGGCAATCGCTTTGGTCCTGATGAGACCAGAGAGAATTCTCCATCATTCATTGATGAGGCGATAGCAAAAGGTTTTTCTGTTGAAATAGATTTAAGACTTGTTGGAGATGTAATCTATCTCGGCCACGATGGTCCACAATATGACATTGATTTAGATTGGCTTCAGAGTAGAAGAACTCTTCTTTGGATTCATGCTAAAAATAGAGAAGCATTTGAATATTGTTTGAAACATAACCTACACACATTCTTTCATGATAAAGATGATTACACCATGACTTCATGGGGATATGTGTGGGCTTATCCTGGTAAACTGCCAGCCGGACCATTGTGCATAGGTGTGATGCCAGAACATCATTTCTTGCCTGATGACACTCTTAAAATGAGTTTCTTAGGCATTTGCACTGATTTTCCTGAGTTGCTGAAAGACCCCACTATGGCAGAATTATAAATAACAGTATTCTTTAACTGTTTGCTGTAGAGGCAAAATGAAATTTAGCAAATTTTTGGCAGAAGCCAAAGGTCAATCCAAGGTCATTGTCGTGTATGGTGGAGGCTTTCAGCCTTTCCATGCAGGTCATATGAGTAGTTACGAACAAGCGAAAAGTGCTTTCCCGAGTGCTGATTTCTATGTCGCCTCAAGTAACGACACAAAACAAAGACCTATCC